CGATAACACTGTTACGCAGGGTATCAACTATGTTGTCGGCTATGCTTTCTCTAACGCTCAGTTATGTACCTTTCAAACACTTTAGCTAATCGACCAACCTCTTTATCGTTAAAGCCGAACCAAGGTCTTTTCTTATCAAGCATCGCAGCCTTTTTGCTTTCTTCTTTTCTCGTAAAAAAGATTTGAGCCTTTTTGCTATCTGCCCTGCTTGTGATTGAGCCTTGCATATCACCGCTGAATTTCAGGTTAGGCAGTAGCCCTCTGTTTTTTTCGGTTCTAAATGCAGCATATTCTTTCGTATATGGGGCAAATGCACCCTTATAGCCAACGCCTCTAAGCGTTCTGTCCAGTATTACGTTAATACCGACCTGCGCTACTCTATATAATGCCGACTTGTATTTAGCCTCATACTCTTTGCGCATCTTGCGCGGCAGCTTGCTTAGTGGCGATGGGGTAACGTCTAGCTTTACTTCCATTAGCGCACCAGTCTGCCAGAGTTAATTGGCTCTTTTTCCTTGTTAGTAATTGTGCTGTCGCCATCAGCGTCATACTCTACGCCATCGCGAAACACTGCCTCGATTTCTTCTCCGTATCGAGCCTTATAAAAATCTATCATGCCGAGGAATCGGTCATTGTCTACCCAGTTTGTAAGCTGCGGTAGTGCGTACTTCCAGAGTACAAGGTAAACGGCACTGCGAGTCCACTGGCTGTCAGTCAGCTTGGTAGGGTCTAGCTCACCGCTGTAGCCACGCTTTTCCCACCAGTCAGCGCGAATCTTGCGCTCGATATCGGCTTGCGCTCGTGCGTGTTCGGTACTGAAGTTGTCGATGCCCAGGTTAAGAATGTCAGGCACGATTGCCATCAGGTCTGCGTCATTTGAGAATGCCATTACCACTTCACCTTATCTGCCCAGTATGCCGCACTAGCTGTTTTATCTTTGCGACCTCTTGCTATATCTTTTGCGAATCGCTGCTTGAATGCTCTGCGCTTCGCCTTGTCTGCTTGGCTCTCGCCTTTCCTTGGGGGCTTGTTGTCTGCTCCCTGCTGCCCGAATCGTATCATGCGTATCTTGTCGCCCTCTTTAGCCAATACAACATGGCTTTTCTCAGGGTGATTAGGTGTACGCTTAGGCTTGTTGTAGCCCTCGAATCGTATGCCTCGGTAGGTAATAGCCATCTTATCCCCTTAATAAAACCCCACCCCCCGTAGGGGGCAGGGATTATCGTCACTCTTATGCCAGAGTAGCGTCGAAAGTCATCTTAACGCCAAAGCTGTCGTCAAGCTCTGCAACGCCATATACAGCAGTTGCATTAAGCTCGAACGCTCGCAGAGATGCGTCACGCTGAGTTTCGATGTCGAAGTCACGCTTCATAGCAATAGCGATAGCTTCAGGTGCGAATACGCAACCGATAGCATCGCCAGAACCATCAACAGACACGTTAGCTGACTCGTAAACGTCGATGCCAGCGATAGTGCCAACATAGCCGTTAATCATAGCAGCGTTCTGAGCAGAACCACCATTGGGGTTAGCAAAGGTGTTGGTCAGGTTAGCTTTCAGCTGGTACGCCTGATAAGGGTGTACTACAGCAGCCAAGTTGCCAGTTACCTTAGCGTTGCGCAGAGTAGCCTGAGCCTTGAACAGGTCAGCTACAGTGATTTCCTGTGCAGCCGCACCCAGACCAGAGCTAAAGCCTGTGAACAGAGCAATCAGGTCAGTGTCAATCTTGGTAGCGATAGCGTTACCCAGAACAGTACCAAGCTCAACAGCAGGGTTGCCCGCGCCCATAGCAGCAAGGTCAGTCAGAACAACCTGTGCGCCCACTTCGCCAACAGTTACAGAAACTGAGCTAGTGGATACAGTGGTTGAGGACATATCAGTGCCTTCGGTCAGGTCAGCAGCGGTGATTGCAGGGTACTTAGGAACCTGAACAGTCTTGCCAGCTTCGTTGCCGATGTTGTACTGAGTAACGAGTCCCATCATCAGGGATTCTTCTTCAGCAGTGAAACGAGCCTGAGCGATAATATTCGCAAACAGGTCGTCAAGAGTTGTACTAGTAGTTGCAGCCATTGTGCATTACCTCATCGTTAAAAGTTAAAAAGATTATTTGTTGGCTTTCATCAGTGCGCGGTATGCCTCACGCCCACCGCTATTCCAATTTTCAACCATTTCAACCGCAGATAAGGGCTTCTGCGTAGAGCCGCCAGCGTTGCCCTGACTGCCTGTACCGCCTTTTGATGCGCGGACAAAGTGAGGGTTTGCCGTAAGGAATTCGCTAACCATCTCGTTGACGGAAAGCAGGTCACCGCTGTCATTGTAACGCGGTGTGCCATTATTGTCTAACACCTCTACAGTGCCATCTTCAGCCAGTCTGGTTTGCTTTCTCAGCAGGGCTGATACCTGCTCTGGGCTAACGGCATTGTTGGTGCTTGCGCTCTGTAGTAGTGCGCCATCAATCAGGGTGCTTTCAAGTCGCGCCTTGTATCCAGCAATTTCGCTGTCTTTCTTTTCGACAGTCTGCTTTAGGATTGTTTCAAACTCTCCGCGCTCTTTTAGCTTGTCCTGCTCGACTTGCTCCTTTTGCGATAGCAATGCCTTGGCTTCCTCCAGGTCAATGCCTGACAGCTTCTTTTCAAACTTGCGCTGCTCACGCGCTATGCGGTCAGCCACAATCTTGTCCAGTTCTGCTTGGCTAAATGTCTTTTCGGTTACTTCTGGCTCTGCTGGTACTGCTACTTCTTCTGTTGATTCCACGATTTCTTCGCTCATGTGACGATGCCTCAAATAGAGTGTTGGTGAGCTTGGATAGTATCAAATAAACCTTTTTGCTGAAATAGGTTACAAAAGTGTTGACATTAGGGTTAAGGTCAGGCAATATGCTCATACATTCACAAACAAGGCAGGAAATACAATGGAACACTTATTTACTTTTCACGAATCAGACGAGCCATTACTGACTGACGATGGTTGGGTACTAAACGCCAATGGCGATATCAGCATACATTGCGCTGACATCGGCTACATAGTTAACGAGTGGGTAGCTAAAGACGAGTCTTTTTACTTGTACCGCAAAGATACTTTAGACGAAGCGATGGCATACGCTTTAGAGCTAAACTCTAAACACTAATTTCCCCCAAGACTTTAGCCCTCGAAAGAGGGCTTTTTTTTTGTCTACTTTTTGACCTTTTTCTTTTTCTTCTTGCGCTTATCGCCATAGTGCATAGGCATGATTACACCTCGTCGTCAAATATTGGTCGCCAATGGTGACGGCAGTTATAGCCGCCTCGTACAATAAATGGGTCGCCAGCCGCTTTCCCTTTCCAGCTACCAGCCCAAGTTTGTTCTATTTCGTCTAGCGTGAACGTCTGTCCTGCGTGTTCTTTGCAGAATGGTCTGCTGTCCCTGATAACATCGCCATAATACTTCCACTTTGTTGCACCGCTTTCAATGCCAATCCTAGTGTTGATAGATGCGTCAAACTGCATCAGGCTGTCTTGTGCCATCTGTGTGGCGTAGCGTCTTAGGTTGTTACCTGCCCGGTCTCTGGCGAACTTGGTGCGCAGTAGCTCTGCCGCTTCCTCTGCTTGTGCCGCTGTGCCGTTGTTAACAATGTCAACTAGCCGCTGTGCCTCGATGTCGTCGCTCTGGGTATATACGCCATTAATAGTCTGCCGCAAGTTCTTAACTGTGTCGTTGAAGCTACGACCTGTCAGAGTAGATTGGTAGACCTCGGTAGCCAGCACATCAAGGTATTCGTTGGCGACTGCCTCGAAGCCTTGGAAAGATAGCCGCTGTAGCTGGTTGATAACATCTGGGTCGAGCTTGGTAAAGCTGCCATACGTTGTGAGCATATCCTGGGCTTCGTCAGCTACCGCACCATAACCTCTAACCACTGCATCAACCTCGGTTAGATAGGCTTGCTCCATAGCCTCGCGCAGTTGTGGTCTAGCAGCCAATGCCCACTCTAGGTCAAACAGCTTGCCGTCAGCAGTAGGTGCGCCCAGCATTACATCAGCCACGCGCTCCTCTAACGTAACCAGTGCCGCAGCTAATCTACGCTGGTGGTCATCTGCCAGCTTGTCCAGCAGTTCATCGTGCTGGTTCTCGGTAGGCATTACTCAGCCTCGGTGATGTCGTTAAACTGCCCTAATACCTGTGTGCCTGTATCAATCTCCAAATGCGCTTTTGCCAAGTTCTCATCATCAAGCACAAGGTCTGCAATCTTCTTGTCAACTTCTTGCTGTAGTGTGACCGACTTAACGCCAGTAGCTCGCATCTGCTGTAGGAACAGCAACTCTTTATCGTAGTCGCGAATGTCGAAGCTATCTGGGTAGAAGATTTCAACGTCAGGCGTTAGGTCTTGCCAATCGCACCAGAGATTCCAGATTTGTTCTTCAGCCAACTCCAATATGTCAGCTTTCTCAGCCAGCTTTGCATTCAGCATCTGAAACTCGGTCTGCATCGCCACGCCAGACTGTGTAATAGCCTCTGTACCGCGTACTGCACCCATGTGAGCCATGCGGTTAATATATTCAATCTTGTCGTTAATTGACGCTCTAACGCTGTCCAGGTTCTGACCGCTGGGCTGCATCATGTAAGGCTTCATCTGCGAGTCCATGTCGTCAGGCATATTGATAACGCTACCTGCACCTGCACTTGCGTCAGTCTCGTAGGTCTTAACTAGTGTCGGGTGGTTGCTGATGCGAATAAGCTGCTCGATTTCTGATAGCTCTTGGTAGATAGCTCGCTGCATATAAGAAACGTCAGACAGGTCGCTAATGCCGATGCCTCGCACTACGCTGCGCTGGGCTGGCAGGAACACCGCCGGGATTCTGCCCAGTGGGTTGTCTACTGTCTCGATGTGTCTATCCACCTCGTTAATGCTTTCCCATAGCTCGACGCTATCCTTGCGCCAGATGCGGTAATACTTGCGCTTCTCAGTATCGGTAATCTCCTCGATAGACTCGCGCACCTTTAGATAGCAAAGCTCGTAGCGACCAGACGGCATACGCTCGTATTCCCAATCAAACACATTCTCTGGGGTGAACATAGAAACGTAGGGTCGAATATCCTGCTCCAGTTCTTCTGCCTTTGTCCCTGCGTTGCTCATTGGCTTATCGACTACAATCCAGACGTTGCCGTACACGCTCGCCCAGATGTTAGCCTCACGCATAAACGCATTGAAGCTGCGCCCATCAAGGTCAGCGTCTTTCAGGAATGGTTCGAGGGCATAGTTTCCAGCAGCAGAGTTGAAGCTGCGCACCGGGGGCTGTCGCCATAGGAAGCTGCTGTAGATGTGGACAATGTTCTTACAGTGGTTGTCCATCGGAGTCAGGTCGAGACGTCTGTTGTACTCGTCTTTGTCCTCGTTAACGTAGCGCGTTAGATATGCGCCATCGCGATAATCCTCACCACCCATGTAGCTGCGGAGATAAAACTCCCAGCGATATTTGTTGTTGTCGTACTCTGGGTGCGTGTATTCCAAGTCTTTACTATATGCCATTAGCTCCACCTTGTAGGCTGTATTATTGGCGACCTCTCGGTGCGTACTGGGAATAGATACTCTACCAGGTAGCCGAGTGCGTCATTCATGTGGTCAAAACCATCTTTATTTGGGATACTAGTTCCCTCTTTGTAGGTCTGCCGCTCTAAACTCTCAATCGTTTTCTTGCATTTCGGGTCGATAAGCAATTTCCGCTGCCCATCACTAGACAGCAATCTGGAATTGACCGCATTTATTCTGTCCCTGACCAGTGCGTGTCTGGTCTTAGCCTTTACCTCAAAACCTGCGTTCTGAAGTATGCTTAAATCTGTGCGCCCACCTGCGCTCGTCTTTCTCTGACGAGAGGCAGGGTCGGGGTATATGATAACACGCCTGTCAGTATAGCGGTTCTTGATTTCCTGCGCCATCTCGTCGGTGTTGCTACCCCAGATAACTATCTCGTCAATCGCCAGCAGCATATCACCATGTCGGACACATACCACCGCACTCATCGGGTCAAGGTTGAAGTCCATGCCTATATGCAGGGTATGCGGCTCGCCATCAAAGGTCAGGTTAGCTACAGACTCCTCGCGCTTAAATGCGTAGTAGATGATGCCGCTGTAGTTAACAAACTCTGCCATGTATTCCTGTTTGAACGTGCGCTCGTCCAGGTCGCTCATAGCTGCTTCTATTTCTTCTGCCGGGACATTACCGCCATCGATAGTCGTGTATTGCCAGCTTGCCCAGTCCTGCTCTCCGTCTATGCCGCGAGTGTATAGGTCATAGAAGTGATTGCGACCTTTAGGCGTACCGATAAACAGCGCACCGCCCTGGCGGTCAGACAGCGATGGTCTTATCACCTCATACCAAGCCTCTGGTCGCATATCGGCAAACTCATCGAGTACAACAAAGTCTAAGGCGCGACCACGCAGGTTGTTAGGCTTCTCTGCCCCCTTTAGGCTGATAGTGCTGCCGTTGATTAGGCGCATCGTAAGGCTGCTCTCGTTGGTCTTAGCGATGTACTCGGCAGGTATGGTCTGTATAAGCATATCCCACGCAATCTCCTTAGCAGAGCCGTAGGTGGGTGCTACATACCAGCAGTTTTTGTTTTTACCAGAAGTGGCTGCCCTGAGTATCTCCCCAGTGCTAAGGAATGTCTTGCCGAATCGTCGCCCAGCAACAACAGCGCGGAAACGAGTATCACTACAAAAGATTTCACTCTGCGGTAGTGTCAACTGCACGACTGTCTACCACGATATTGATAGGTGGAATCTCTTTTTCGTCTGCCTCAGTTTCTCGCCAGCCAGCCTGAGTCTTTAGGTAAAAGATATTTGCTGTCACGTTGCCATCTTCTGCCAGCCTGACTAGGTTGTTACCCATGTTGACGACCTGTTTGCATCTGCCCTTTTTATATGCCTCAGAAACTTCAGGTTGACGCTTCTCTATCTCTCGCAGGGTGTTCTCGCATATACCGAAGTAATCAGCGACTTGCGATTTCGTTAGGACAGCAGCTAACGCCTGAAGCTCGATAATCTGCTCAGGTGTAAAGACTACAGGTGGTCGCCCACCCCCATCGCCTTGGTTTCCGTTTTTCATTAAGGGTTAGACCTCAGTGCCAAAAGAATGGCGTACACTCATTATGGGGTTGTGAATGATAACGTCTAGCTCGTCTGGCGGTAATCCGTTGACTCTACAGTCTACAGCATCGCACCAGAAACGCAGGGCAGTAATAACTGGCTGCGCGGCAGATGGATTGTCTATTAGGCTCTGGGTAATAGCGTCTACCTTTTCCAGCAGGTCATACCACCCATTTTCTTCGCATTCGTTAATGCGGCTTACTAGGTTCAACTGACACATGGCAACCTCCACGATTACCGAATTAGTTGTGCCAATATTGTAAGGGTAACAGTGGGGTTAATCAATAAGGTCTTGGTAGGCAATATAGCCCAGACAAATAAACATGAAGGCTATCATATATAGCATTTCGCGGTTCTCAAGTTGGTAATTTAGCGGAAGTGTTCTATGCGGAACAGTGCTAATTATAGTGCGATTGAGCCATGCAGGGTAATGATAGGTGGTAATCAGGGTCATGCAGTCAGGTAATAAAGGCTCGTTTCGACTACTGGTGAGCCAGACCAGCTTCAAAGGTTAGGAGGGAAACCCTAGTCTAAGAGGATAACTATGCTTAGAATCACAAGCACTGTTAGATTATTCGGTCTGACAGCATCTTGCAACAACCAATCTTTGCACTTTTGCCAACGCGAGCCAGAAAGCAGTCGGTCAGCGGTCTTGTGCGCATCTTTAATCAATGCGTCTACTTGTTCTCGTTTTATCGACACGTTGTTTTCCCCCAGTAGTCAGTTTTACAAGTTGTGCCATCGCTGCTCTTTAGGTTGCCCCAAGCATCGCGCTTCCAGGTTGTAACCTGACCATTAGGGCTAGTTACTCTGGTGTTGCCCCATGCATCGTTTTTAATCCTTGTGCCGTCAGAGCCTCTGGTTGTACCCCATGAGTCAGTGCGGTAGGTAATACCTGTCCCCGTGTCTCGCGTATTGCCCCACGCATCTCTGCGCAGAGTGCCGCTTTGACCAGCATCGCAACTGTACTTAGTGTTGCCCCATGCGTCATGTTTATAGGTACATGATGCCTCTGTAGTCGCGGAATACAAAACAACCGACAAACCTAGTCCTGCAATACAAGCTATGTAATTACTCATCTTCATCTTCCTCCTGTAGGAAATGGATATTTATTGCCCAATAAAAGCACCAGCAGATAGCCATGCCAAATAGCAGCACAACTATCAGCCAATCACTCACCAGCAGTCTCCACTACAGCCAAGCCGTAGCCATCTGCCACTTCATAGCCGCAAGCGACCATAAATTCACGAAAGGTAGCCAGCAGTTCATCTTGGCTAACTTCTTCCTGGTGGATAGTGATAGCAACATCACCGCCATCGCACTCTAAGCTAAAACGCTTCATTTAACTCGCCTCACCTGCTTTTTTCTGTTTCGACGTTTACGCCACTCGGCATCTTTAAAAAATACGTGCCGAATATAGGCTGTGGTAAATACTGCAACCGCACCCAATAAGAGCGCGGCTAGCATCTGTTCAAGTATCAACATACTACACCTCTGATGCAGTCATTATACTCCATTGTGGAAACTATGGCGTAAAGGACAAACAACGCCACCCCTGCGACTATAAACTGTCGCTTTTGAGCGCGGCTTTCCTTAGCCTTGCGCTCCCTTGCAAACTTATAAGGTACGTTAACCATTATTGCCACCTCTCATAGCCAGCAAACGGCTCTCTTGGTGCGTAGTCCTCTGACCATATCTCTGAGATACGCTCACGCAGACTGTCCTCTAGGTAAAGGTAAATCGCATCTCGCAATCTAGCATCAAAGTCACCCTCAAAGCCGATAGCTACAAGCGTATCTAACACATCAAACTCTAGCTCACCGAAGTCCCACTTGTCTGAAATGTCCAGACGCTTCTCGCAAGCTACGGCTTGGCGGTGTATGTCTTTGAGCAAGTTGTAGAAGTCGTTAGGCTTGTCGCTGTAGATAGCGTCTAGTGCCGCGCCATAGCTGTCAACGCAGTAGGGCATAATGTCTGGACACCAGCTTTGCATTTTGTCCAAGAAAACATGACAAGCTATATCTTTCGCTTCGTCGCAGCAGTAGATAAGGTCGCCTTCTTCTTGAAATCTGCTGTTGCAATTAACCTGCGTGTCAACAAACTCGGCTAGGGCAAATCGTAATTCTTTGTTCATGGGTTTCTCCTCTATATGAAAATGCCCCCCGCAGGGGGCTGACCTACACTTAAATAGCTTCGATTCGCTGAGTGCCTAAATTACCATGAATCCTGTCGGTCATGCAGTTGCCAAGGTCGGGAGTGCGCATTACAGGAGCAGGTGCAACAAACTTCTCGCCTTGTGATACAGCCTTAGTTACTCTGTAGTGAATCATGCCTTTAGTGATTTCGATAACTTCGCCCTCGATGTAGCAGTCATCGCGACCTACAAAGTCATAGCTACGAATTTTTTGTCCGATTTCAAAATTGCTCATTTGGTGTAACCTCGTTTTTGTGAATGTGCGATTATAATGGGGCATCTAAACACTAATGTCAACACTTTTGTTACTTAATCTCGCCAATACGCCATTCTTCTTCTTTTATGCGCTCTTTCAGGTCTCTGGCAAACTGGATAACTTCCTCCCGGTTGTACTTAGGCGATGGTCTCCAGGCCATGCGCTCCATCGCTTTAACCCTGCGCTCTCCGTAAGTATCGACCATATACTGCCTGTAGCGTAAGACGTAGTGCGCCTGTTTCATGCCCCATAGGTTACAGCTGGGACACTGTGGATTACAGTTAGGCTTATACAGCTTAAATATAGTCCGACCTCTGGGGATAAAGTGACCGCCTTGCATGGCTTTGTAGTGGTCAACCTTGCCGCAGGTGACGCAGGTGCAGTATCCGTTTTCGTCTGCTGCCTCTAGCCTTACCAGTCGCTGCAATAACTTCGCAGCCTTTTCCATCTCTTGTGCAACAGTGGTCTTACGTCTAGGCTTTTTCGCCATATTCTAGCTCTAACAGTAACTCGCAGTAGTGAATTGCTTTTCTAATATCTTCAGCACCATTTTTTGTGCCATGCCTTGTGATGTACTTAACAACATTGCCCTCGCAGTAGTCTAGGCTGTTTTTGTATATGTACTCTATAGGCTGTATTTCTAGCTGATAGTGGTTGCCGCCAGCTTGCTTATCTAGTGCGCTCAATGTTCTGTCTCCTCACCGGAAAGAGTAAATTCTTCAGGCTGTAAAAGGTCACAACGATGACATAAACCATAACCGCAATCATCAGTGCCAAGCCAATAATCCAAGCCGCTACCACATTCATTACAGTAGAGGCGAGTAATAGTAATTTTCTTTTTAGGAAAACTAACCACATTCTTTTTGTCCATCGTCAACCTTTATCTTTACGCGGCTATCCTCACCGCTTTGCTTATGGTAGACCACTGCCGTCATCGACCTCTCTGCACCATAGCCGCTGTCGCTATGCCACTGGTCGGTAGCCGTTAAGCTGCCCCAGTGTTCAAAGTGCATCGAGCCGACCTCCCTAGCTTGATGATGGTGGATATGCCCCAGATGGCAGTATCTGTTTTTGCTTTCTGCCCACTCATTGTCTAGGTTTTTGATAACAGTTTGCAAGATTTGCTCATGCTTTATCCTGTCACCATGGTGGAATACGAACAGATTGTTGTGCCACTGGTAGGATATAAACTTGCTGTAGTTCTGCACGACCTCAACTCTAGGCTCTTTAGAGTACAGTAGCTCCAGGCAACTAGACAGGTGACAAGCCATATCGTAGTCATGGTTGCCGCGCACATTCACTATAACGACCTTTTTGTGCGTTTCGAGCAGTCGGTCAATCAGGTAGTTGAACAGCCTACCAGCCAGCTTGAACGTCTTGCCAATGCGCGTGTCTACGTCTACTGGCGTTCCCTTAGTGGTGGTGTTAAAGCTGCTGTCGGCATGGAAAAAGTCGCCTACGTTAAGCAGCAGAGCTGTCTCTGCGTTACCTACGCGCCTAGATAGTCGGTCAGTCGAGTCGATAAGCATCTGGGTTGCTATCTTGATGTCCCAATCGTCGTCGTCTACCTTGGTCTCGCTGTCTGCCAGCATACCGAAGTGGTGGTCGCCAATAATATACATAGCCATATAATCAGCGTCTGTATGCTCTGGCGCAGGGGTAGGCTTCTTGTAGTCCGTCAGGTCGTCTTTTAAGCCCTCCAGCATATAGTTCAGTCGCTCTTGCATTGACTGCTTCTCTGGCTCTTGAATCACCCACTGAAGTGCTACTGAGCCATCTTCTTTGTACGCGGTAGATATGCGCTTGGCTTGGAAGCCCTCGGCTGTCTGGTGTATTAGGTCGCGGTGCGGTGACAAGCCGTTGGCTGCTGCATACTTCTCCAGCCTTTTGATTGTCTTATCAACACCTCTGCGGCTTAGTCCTAATGCTTCAGCGGCTTTCTTGTTCGAGCCATATTTAATGACTGCATCAATAGCTCGCTTCTGTGCATCTGTCTGTGCAAATTCCTTTAGTATGTTCGGGTCTACTCTGTCCATCACTTCACCTGTTGTTGTTGTAGTTTGCGATATTCGCTTTGTGGGTCAATTTCTAATGCACAACCTAAGTCAAAAGCCCAGTGGTAAACCTCAGTCATAAAGTGATGCATCTCGCCAGTGTCCAAGCTGCTGGTATGCCGCAACTGGTTTTCAATGACTGTCTTGCCTACCTTTATGTTCTCAGTACCTAGAAACTTTTGCTTCAGTAGTAGTTTAACATTTTCAGGGGTGTAGCTAGGGTCTCTGTCGATAACCCATTTACTTAGCTGTCTGCACCATGCGTGAAACATGGCGTTCTGGGATAGTGTTCGGGGGTTTTTGTATGGGGTCAGCTTTACAGCGCAGGGGTGCGTATAGTCCCACTGCTTTAGTCGGTCAGCGATGTAACCAAGCCGCACTTCTATCTCTGCGGCTCGGAACACCTTTACTGTATCGCCTTGGCTCATGCTAATCTTCCTGACAATGTGGTGTAGGCTCTTGCTGCGGTTTGTGGGACAACTGCGTTACCCAAGAGTCTAAGTCTGTCCACCCTGTTGGGACACCCATCAACTGTTCTACCCATGCTGGATTCAGCTTTCCATACGACTCTTGGCTGCTCCCATTCGTATTGTTCTTCTCCTGCCCGGGCTGGCCAGACCTGTCTTTCTTCATTGGCTCTCTGTCCACTGTCTTGCCATGCACCTCCGGGTGATTCGCTAGCCCCAGTTGTCCATAGTTCGGCCTGTTGCTCACTTTCTGCGCTTGCGCTACATCTGGAGTCGGCCAATTTTTCCCTTGTTTTACTGCTTGTGCAGTCAGGCTGATTGTATTCCTTGTGTACTCTGCTGGATACGCTCCCTCCTTGGCTATGTGACAAGTCGGTGTTTGCCACATACTTGCCGCAGTCTCCACTGCATCTCTCAGCTTCGCTCCGTACCAAGGGCTTTTCGGGTCTTTGCTGTGCTTTGACCTCCACTGGCCGTTCACCATTTCTGTTGGATAATTGCCTCCAGTCACATCGAACACCGTTGCGGTCGGAAAGTATGAAAACTCGCTTACGCTGGTGGGGTGCGCCAACTTCACTCGCTGAGAAAATTCCCCACGTTGTTCGATAACCATCTTCTTCCAGGTCGCTGACAACTGTGGAGAGTCCAAGCGAGATGTGTCCCTCGACGTTCTCGAAGAAGCACTGAACAGGTCTAATTGATTCAATGTGTCTCCGTATGTGCGGCCAGAGATGTCTGGGGTCGTCTGCTCCTTTCCTGTTTCCTGACATACTGAACGGCTGGCAGGGATAGCCGCCAGTGATGATGTCAACGCGGTCTCGAAAGATTTCCGCTGGGAATGTTTTAATATCCGTATAAATAGGTGCCGGGTCCAGTTGCCCTTGTTCCATTTTTGCAACCAAGTTCGCAATTGCGTAGGCTTCGATCTCCACATAAGCGACGACTCGATGTTTAATTCCGCACAAGTCAAGTCCTCTTTCGATGCCACCATACCCTGCGCAAAATGCGATGACAGTGGGTAATTCTTGGGTAGTATCCACATTTAACCCTCCTTTTGAATAAGTTTAACGCGCAGCCACTTATCTCTAATCAGGTCAGCGTGTGACTCTAATCTAGATTCCAGAGGCTTATTAGTAGGGGTTGCTATTGATTTAGCTTTTCGCAAGTCGTAGTCAGTAATGATTTTACAGGCTTTTGCTCGTACTCTGCTGTGCATTGTTTTTGGGCTTATACCTGCTGCATCACTTAACTCTCGCAGCGTATATTTTGTGCCGTTAACTAAGCCAGCTAATGAGCCGCTGTATAAGTATTTTCGCGGTATGTGACCGCCACCTCGTCGTCTATCTAACATATTTTAAATCCCTCCCACCATCGTAATAAAAGCCGTAAGCATCTAAATAGAATTGCTTGCAGCGTTCTTTTGCTTCTGGGCAGTTCACCCAAGAGACATCAACGCGCTTCCACTCTAGCGGCAATTCTTTGCTCGTGTATTCGCCAGATTGCGGCTTCTGTAGCTTGCCGCTTGAACCGCCAACCTGGTTAGCACGTTTTAACCAGCTATCAATAAAACGCTTGATGCCGCGTCTGGTTTTGCGCCTAGTTGGATTTGCGTCTAGCCATGATGCCATCGACATCAACTCAGCATGGACATCGCAGTTTTTGTAGGTCTGCTGCCAAGCTATAACGTCAACATCTTCGACCTGATAAAAATCGCCATTAATTAGTTGCATGGCAGACTCCAACGGCAGACAGAACACTTCTCACCATAGCGGTTTTTAACTGTAACGCGCTCGGTAATCAGTTTGTGTCCCTCTTTCTTCAAGTCGTAAACCACTGCGCTAATGCGCGTGAT